GACCGCAGTACGGCTACCTGGTCAACTCCCACACCGGCGACGGTGCGAGCGACCCGGTCGCGGACCTCTGGCCCTTCGAGGGCGACCACGCCGAATGGTGGCTGGGCATCCTCGGCAACCAGGACAAGTACCTGATCGCCGACGCGGCCTGGGAGCCCTACCGGGCACACCAGACTGAGGTGCAGGGCCTGACGATCGAGTGCACCAGGGTCACTGTTCTTCCACTTGTGCAAGTGTGACGAGTGTGAGAGTGTAGCGACATCGAAAGGCGAAACCGCCTCCCCCAGGGCGGTTCGTCGGGTACTGGGCAGCCCGGCGCTGATGAGCCTGCCCAACCAAGGCGAAACCCCCCGAAGGGGGGTCCGGTCAGGTGGTACCTGATCGCTGACGAGCCAGCCTGCCGATCCCCAAGGAGTCCCCATGGTTTCCCTCGACAAGACGACCCACTCGATCCAGCTCAGCCGCTACAGGGCCCGCGTGAACGCAGGTCTCCGGCAGAACAACCTCCGGGCCCTGTCGCTGGAGTTCGGCGAGCGGGTGCATGACGCCGAGGTCAAGACGTTCGAGGCGTACAAGGCCGAGGTGCTGGCCCGATGAGAAGGACTCTGGTGGCCCTGGTCGCCGGCCTGACCCTGGGGGGAGCTCTGACCTACGGTCTGACGCCCTCTCCCCAGGCTCCGGCCTCCAGTGTGGCGACGTTCAACGACGGCTTCGCCGACGCCAAGCAGGACGACTGCGAGCAAGGGTCCGAGGTGGCCTGCGAGTGGGTGATGAAGGTGAACGGCATCCCGATGCCGCCCAAGTAGTGAAGGCGAAACCTCCCCGCCCCCAAGGGGAGGTCCGGTCGGCTGGTAGCCGATCGCTGATGAGCCAGCCGCTCAATCCCGAGGAGTCGCAGTGACGGCATACGTACACCCCGCGTCGTGGTCCGAGTACACCGCCGCCCTTGACTGGGCGAGGACGGGCAGCGAGAGGATCGCGGCGGCCACCAGTGAGCCCAAGGAGATGCCCCGCGGTGCGCGGTACTACCTGACCAACGACTTTCAGTCCGGGTTCGGAGTGGCCAAGGATGGCACGCTGATCGGCCTGTTCTCCACGGTCAAGGGACGCGGCGAAGACCTCATGTGGGACGCGGTGACGCACAAGGGTGCGAGCAAGCTGGACTGCTTCGACGGGTTCCTGCCCGAGTACTACAAGCGGTTCGGGTTCATCGAGACGGAGCGGGTGGCGAACTGGACGCCGGGCGAGCCGGACGTGGTGTTCATGAGCCTGGTGTAGGTGTGCAAGTGGAGCAAGTGTGATACTGTGACGACGTCAAGCAAGGGAGCAGGCAATGGACGGATACAGCATCGAGCCGGAGTGGACCGTGGAGGCCCTCGCGGAGCGGCTGGCGGAGCTGGAGTACGGCGAGCGGCGCAAGGCACTGGAGCTGGCGGACAAGATCGCGGCTTCGTACTACGAGTGACAAGGCGAAACACCCTCGCGGGTGTCTGACCGGGTGGTCCCCGGTCACTGATGAGCCAACCCCCCACATGTGTTGTCCATCCAGTTCGAGGCTGAAAGGCCACTTGATGCAGATCACCCTGCACGTGCACGACAAGCTCTCCGTGGATGTCCGTGGGCACCGCGAGGCGAGCAACTGGGAGGTCGCCTTCTTTAGGCGGTGACCGCCGATTGGCACAGCAACACCTCACACGCAGATCCCCGGTCGTCGGATCGGGATGGTGTGACCTCAAGCGCGAAACACCCGACTGAACTGCCCTCAGTGGGTCGGGTGTTGGCCAGGCGTGGCGGCCTGGTCCTGATGAGCAGCCACCCATACCGAGAGATGAGAGAGACATGATCCCGATCAAGGCCGACGACAAGACCCGCGAGCAGTACGTACGGAACATCATCACCACGTGGCTGGACGCGAGCTCCGAGCAGGAGGAGCAGGGCCGCGACTGGTACCCGAGTGCGCACCGCCTGGCCGGGTCGATGACGGACGGGAATGTCATGCTCGGGGCCGGCCTCCTGGCCGCGCTGTCCCCTCAGACGGCATGGTGGCTGAACATCGAGCTGGCCACGGAGGCGTACGACTCGGGCACCCCCGCGAGGCATACGGGGGACTGCCTGGCCAAGGCCGCCAAGATCCTTGCGGGTGCCGACCCGGCGGACGTGCTGCCCATGGACCGCAAGACCGGCCACTTCTACCGCTCGATACTCGACCCGACGGATGCGGACGCGGTGTGCATCGACCGCCACGCCCACGACATCGCGGTGGGGGAGGAGTACGGGATCAAGGACCGGGGGCTGAGCTCCAAGGGGAGGTACAACCTGATCGCCAGCGCCTACCGCGAGGCCGCCCAGCGCCTGGGCGAGCTGCCCTCGACGGTGCAGGCGGTGACCTGGGTGGTGTGGCGAGAGCGCCTGGTCGGGACGTCCACGCGGGGAACCATGTTCGCTACCGCGGCGTAAGTGTGCAAGTGTGCCAATGCCGAAACCGCCGGGAGGTGGTCGGGGTGGGGTGGCGCCTACCTCCTGATGATGGCAGCCATGAGTGTGAAGGTGTGACCGATGAAGTTCTGGCGCAAGCGCAAGACCGAGCAGGCCCCGACCCTGGTGGTCCAGCACGACGCATTGAGTGAGGCCCTGGCCGCCCTGGCGGGCGTGTTCGGGGACGGCATGACCGCTGACCACACCGGCTCCGGCTTCACCTGCACCGAGGCGGACACGATCGCCCGAGTGCTGGTCCTGGCCGGACACACCGACGCGGCCGAGTCCTGGCTGGAAGGGCATGCGACCGGCGACGACGGCGGCGACGACCACTGGCACTACGACGAGAGCAACCCGGACGACGAGGGTCACGCGCTCACCGAGGACGAGATCACCGCGTACGTCAAGGAGTACCTGGCATGAGCGCCGACATCCGCAAGCGCACCACCCAGCTCCAGGCCATGGTCCGGGAGGTCCAGGCGTGGCGCGAGGAGCAGGACCCCGGCACTCCGGAGTGGCTGACCCTGGTCGAGCTGGCGGAGCAGGTAGAGGGCCTGCTGACCGCCCTCCCCTGGGAGTTGCAGCCGACCCCCACGGTCGACGAGCTGATCGAGTTGATGGGCCTGTGAACCTCGCCGTGATCCGACTGCACATCGAGAACGCCTACGCAGACGGCGTGGAGATCGACACCGAGTCGGTCATCACCGTGCCCCTGCCCTACCCCGACGACCTCAACGAGCAGTCCGAGTGGGAGTACGAGCACATCTTCCCCGAGACGGGAGCAGGCAGGGAGGGCGACGCCGTGTACGACGTCGAGATCGTCGAGTCCTCGACGCCTGAACTGCTCGGCAAGACCTTCGAATTCGGCTACTGACCCAAGGCGAAACCTCCTGAAGGGAGGTCGGGCGGAGTGGATCTCCGTCCCTGATGAGCCAACCATGAGGAGACCGCAGTGACCCCCAAGTTCCGCACCCACGACCTGAACGTCCGCGACTCCAAGCGCACCGACAAGGCGAGGACGCTGGCCCGCAAGGTGATCCGGGAGAACAAGTACGAGGGCACCGAAGCCGTCGTCCGCATCAACGCCAACGCCTGACCGGGAGAGACGCCGTGCCCAGCACCGAAGAGATCAAGCGGTACGTCACCGACCAGGTGGCGCAGGACATCATCGACACCGCCTCGTACGGAGGCATCACGTACTGGGCGACGGAGCCCACCGCGGAGGAGTTCGCCGGCCTGCCCGAGGGCAAGACGTGGACGATTACCGAGGGCACCGCGCCGCACCCGATCTTCGCCTTCGACGACGTGCGTGAGGTCGAGGGTGTGCACTACCTGAACGCGGACGACATCCGCGAGGCGTACACCAAGCTGCTCGACATCGACCAGGCGTACGTGAACCGGGAGTATCACGGCTACGTCATCGAGTCGTGGATGGACCGGGACGACAAGCAGGGCATCGACGCCGGGCACATCGACGCGGGCACGGCGGACGTGATCGTCCAGCTCGCCGCGCTGGGAGAGATCCGCTACGGCTGAGGGTAGTGTGCAACCTGCGCCACTGTGATACTGTCACCACATCAAGGCGAAACCACCGAGAGGTGGTCGGGCGGAGTGGATCTCCGTCCCTGACGAAGCCAACCTTTGTGAAGGTGTGACCGATGGACATCATCGAGAAGATCAACCACTACGACCCGCCGACCCTGGCCCGCCTCGCGCAGTGCGCCGAGCCGGACTCGCGAGTGAGCGAGGGCGCCGACTTCCTCGCCCTCGTGCGGGACAAGGTGGTCGACCTGGTCCAGGAGTACGGGGAGGTGAGCACCCCCTACCGCGAGGCCATCCAGGACGCCGCCGCCGACATCGGTAGCGAGGCCGAGCCCAGCGTGAAGTGGCGCCGGTTCGTGGACCTGAGTGCCTACAAGGAGAACGTCACCGAGTTCGGACGGCCCAGCCCGGACACCCCCGAAGGGCACGCCGACCTGGCCCTGTTCTTCATCGGGTTCCGCCTGGCCAGTGCACTGATCACCGAGATTGAGAAGGGCTGACCCATGGGACGCATGAAGGACATCGCCATCGACCTGATGAGCTTCGAGTCGGACGAGCTGGAGATCGACGAGATCGTGGAGCTCTTCGCCTTCCTGATCCGCAGCGGTCTGGTGTGGACGTTGCAGGGGTGGTACGGCCGAGCCGCACTGGACCTGATCGACGCGGGGATCATCAGCTCCGAGGGCGAGATCCTGACGGAGCTGGTGCCCGGATGAGCGACCTGCCCCGACAGCTCAGTGCGCGAGTCGACGAGGAACTGGCCCGCCACATCCAGACGCTGGCCCCCACGGGCCTGAGCTACAGCGAGATCATCAAGCGGGCGGTCGCCCAGTTCGCCCTGACGTACTCGGTGGCCGTAGACCACGGCGTCGCCAAGCCGCACGAGATCCCGAGGCTGACCGCCTTCAAGTTCGAGCTCCCTCCCCTCTGGCAGCCGCCGAGAACCGGAGCGATCACCCTCCCCCCGCTGAACCTGACCAAGGAGAACTGACCATGAAGCTCACCGCCAAGATCGCCACCGTCGTCGCCCTCGCGACCGGGTTCCTGCTCGGCTCGGCCACCTCGACCAGCCCGCGTGATGCGGTGCAGGTGGAGTCGGTGGCCACGGCCATCTCGTACTCGCCGGCCTCCCTGCCGACCCGCCCGTGCGCTGACGACAGCGACGACAAGAACTGCTACTGGGACGCGGCCAAGCGGGGCAACGGCAAGGGGTACTCGTACTACGTCGACCGCTCCGGCAAGGTGACGTACCTGAACCCGAAGCTGAACGACCCGGCCAAGCGTGAGGCGTGGGCCAAGGCGAACAAGGCCGCGCACCGCGAGTACTGGGGCACGGTCTGGGGTCACCGCCTGTGCTGGGCCAAGGTCGGCGACACCTCGTACATCTACTGCTTCGACGGTCACCGCGAAACGTCCTGACCTGAGTGTGTAAGTGTGCCGAAACCTCCTGAAGGGAGGTCGGGGTGGGGCGGCGCCCACCCCCTGATGATGGCAGCCATGACGAGAGGGGCATCACCGTGAACGAGAAGCGCAGCCGACTCGGCAAGAACGAGGTCTCCGGCCTGGGCAAGCTGTACCTGCACGGAGGGGAGGGCCTGAAGCGTGACGACCTGGGCCTGACCAACGCCGAGTACTCCGTCTTCGCGAAGCTGGCCTGGTTCGGCCTGGCCAAGCGCGAGCAGGAGCAGAGGTGGACGATCACCGACCTGGGTATCGCGTTCATCGAAGGCAGGGCCCGCGTCCAGGCGGTCGCCCTCACCGTGGCCCGTGAGTTTGCCGGCCTCACCGGTGACCTCGTCAAGGCGGCCGACGTGAACGACGCCTTCTACTTCGAGGCGGTCTGAGATGACCGACCTGATCGTGGGCTTGTCTGGGTATGCCCGCAGTGGAAAGAACACCGCGGCTGACGCCCTGATCCAGCGAGGCTGGAGGCAGGCGGGCTACGCCGACAAGCTCAAGAGCTTCTTGTATGCGGTGAACCCCTTGATCCCCGGACACTACGGGGCCGGGAGCCTGCGCCTGCGGCAGCTCGTCGACTCGACCGGCTGGGACTACGCGAAGACTGCATACCCCGAGGTGCGGTCCCTGCTCCAGCGCACGGGCACCGAGGCAGGCCGGCGAGTACTCGGTGATGACGTGTGGGTCGAGGCCCTGTTCGCCGACCACAAGGACGCGGCCGGCCTGGTCGTGACCGACGTCCGCTTCGAGAACGAAGCGAAGGCAGTGACTGACCGGGGTGGCGTGATGATCCGGGTCGAGAGGCCGGGCGTGGGCCCGACCAAGGACAGGCACGGACGAGCCCACGTGAGCGAGACCGCACTGGATGACTGGCCCTTCGACCACGTGCTGGTCAACGACGGGTCGGTGGGTGACCTGCATCGCAAGCTGCAAGGCGTCGCCGAACTTGTGCAAGTGTGACGGTGTGATACTGTGACACTCACAAGGCCGGGGGAGCTCGACGAACTCCCCGAAGGTACGACGATCGAGATCCTGGACAAGCGCGGGACCGAGCTCGTCAAGCAGGGCGGTGACTGGTGGAGCACCAGCAAGACCGCCACCCAGAACACCTACGCCTACGTCAACACGCGCCGCTACGGCGCCACCGTGAGAGGAACTGAGCAGTGAGCAAGGCAGCAGAGAACCTGGGGTCGGCCATCCAGGAGATGGAGGCGGCCTTCCGGGCGGCGTTCGTGCACGAGCAGGGCGACATCAAGGACAAGGTCCGCGCACTGGTCGAGAAGTACCAGGGCAAGGAGGCCGGCCGCCAGGCGGCGCTCGACAAGCTCGTCGAGGAGGGGGAGTACGAGGGCACGTACGCCTACGACTCGGCCCTGACCGACCAGGAGGGTGACGCGGCGGACGACCTCGCCGGCCTGCTGCGCGAGCTGGGCGAGCTGGTCAAGGCCACCTCTTGAGGATCACCCCACGGGGGTACGAACTGAAGAAGGTGGTGGACATCCTCGAAGACCCCACCTTCGACAGCCCGGAGCAACTGGCCAAGGCCGTGATCAAAGAGGTCGCCGAGATGCTCCAGATGCGGGACCTGGTGGTGATGGTCCACACCTGGGCGGACGGCACCAAGGGCCTGAACTTCGGACCCTTCGGCAACGCCGCCGAGGCGGAAGCCTTCGCCAAGAAGATGAGCTTCGGAGGCACGGGCCGGCTGGTCCCGCTGACGTCCTCCGGGATCATCCTCGCCAACGCCGAGGGCAAGCAGGACGGGTGGCCCGGCTACTGCTGGAACCCTGAGTGTGGACACAGCCCCAACAACCACGCGATCGACGGTGCCTCGCGTGGTAAATGCCATCGAGTGGAGTGTAAGTGTGACCGCTTTATCAAGGACGACCCGAGCATCAAGGCCAAGAAGAAGACGGCGGCACGGAAGTCGAGCGCCGCCAAGGGCGTCAACGAACTGTAGAGGAGATCAGACGTGAGCAACTGCGACTGGAGGAGCTGCCCGTGTGGAGTGAAGCGCGGGTTCCTGACTGAACGAGATGCCGAGAAGGCGCTCGGCCGAGCCCGAGCCAAGCGGAGCCGACAGGGCGAGGCACGAGGCACCATGCGCGGGCTGAAGGTGGAGTCCCGCTGGTACCAGTGCGACGAGGGTGGCTACCACCTGACGTCCGAGTCCCGCGCGTCGTACGAGAACCGCATCGAAAGCTACAACGAGAACCGCATCACGGGCGGTCTGTTCAAGGAGGTAACGAAGTGAGTGCAGGGTGGGACTGGGTTGCTGAGGGACAGCGCATCGCGGAGGAGTCGCGTCGGGCCGGCGAGCTGAACATCGAGGCCATCAAGGCGGGGTCGATCGTCTTCGAGGGGCCGGCCGATCACCTGAAGGCCGCCGAGATCGGCGCCAGCGTGGCTGAGCCGGCGCCCAAGGTGGGTGGACTGGCCGGGGACCTGGCCGACATCGTCCGCGAGGTCGAGCTGTGCCGGGCCGGGCACTGCGAAGCTGCCTACCGGCAGAACGACCAGGGCGGCGAGGCCCGTGACGTGGTAGCGCAGATCGCGAAGGCCGCGGGCGTGACGCTCAGCTCCGCGTTCATCCGTCCCCTCGACGGCAACGTGTGGAGCCCGGCGAACATGGCCCGCGTGGTCAAGGGCGTGCAGGATCTCGTCGCCGAGAACCAGGCACTGCGTGATGAGCACGCCGCCCGTGACCAGAAGGCAACCGTCACCGTCAAGGCCCTGCACGAGGCCCTGACTCAGTTCGAGGAGGGTGTGTAAGTGTCGCTTCCCATCGGACCGCTTGACCCGGTCACGCCCGACGACGTGCTCATCGTCTACGGGTTCCACCAGGCCCGCCTCTACCCCGAGTTCGACCGCAACAACGTCTACACCCTGCACGGGGTCGCCGCCTTCGGCCGGCTCAACGGACGCCAGCCCAAGCGGGTGTTCCACACCGGCCTCGGCCTGAGTCGGGAGGCAGACCGGCTGAGGCGCGAGCTCGCCGCCCTCGAAGGCAAGTACGGCACGACGGTGCACCACGTGAACGAGCTCAGCATGTACGACGAGGAGATCCCCGCATCATGACCATCCAGACCCGCGCTGACATCACCGTCGAGCTCGTCAAGGCCAGCGCCACTGACTCCGACGTAGCCACCGCGGCCCGCGTCAGCACCGTGGGCGCCAGCCACGACCGTGTCGTCGACCTGACCCGAGACCAGGGCCTGATCAACTACCTGATGCGGGACCGGCACGGCAGCCCCTTCGAGCACACCTCGTTCACCTTCTACGTCGAGGCCCCGCTGTTCGTGGCCCGCGAGCACATGCGTCACCGCGCCGGCCACTCGTACAACGAGGAGAGCGGACGCTACAAGGAACTGGCGCCCGTCTTCTACGTCCCCGACCAGGGGCGCAACCTGGTGCAGGTGGGCAAGCCCGGCGCCTACGTCTTCGAGCCTGGCAACGCCGGCCAGTACGACTGCATGTCCGCCTACATGACCAGCGCCTACACCGAGGCGTACGACGCCTACCAGGGCATGCTCGACGCGGGCATCGCCCGCGAGGTAGCCCGCATGGTGCTGCCGGTGGGGATCTTCACCTCCTACTACGTGACGTGCAACGCACGCAGCCTGATGCACTTCCTCGGACTGCGTACGCAGAGCGCGGTCGCCGCCCAGCCCAGCTTCCCCCAGCGCGAGATCGAGATGGTCGCCGAGCGGATGGAAGACCACCTCGCCGAGCAAATGCCCCTCACCTACGCCGCCTTCAACAGGAACGGGCGGGTGGCACCGTGAGCGAGAGCCCCATCGTGAGCGTCGAGTGGCGCCGGACCAAGTGGACCCCCGCCGAGCGGGAACGCCTCGCCCGCATTCTGCTGGGACCGATGGCGCGAAAGGACTGAAGTAGGTACAGTTACACACGGCCCCCACGCCCCCCGAGTCTCACGATTCGGGGGGCTTCGACGTATCCAGATGCAGTCATGAGAGGGAACCACCCATGAGCAAGAAGGCACTGCCGCGACAGCGCAAGGTGCTCCGCGTAGCCATCTACCTGCGCGTATCCACGTCCAAGCAGCTCGACGGCTACGGCCTCGACGTGCAAGACGAGCGGTGCCGTGCATGGATCGGCTACCAACTGAAGAACACCCCGCACACCATCGTGGACGTGTACTGCGACGGGGGAGTGTCCGGCAAACTTGCACACCGCGAGGATCTGGACCGCCTGACGGCCGACATCGAGGCCGGACTCATCGACGTCGTCGTCTTCGCCAAGCTGGACCGCATCGGCCGCACGATGCGCAACATCCACCGCTGGGTCTACGACGTCACCGACTTCGGCGTCCGCGTCGCCACCGCGGATGGACGCATCGACTCCCAGGACGACATGTTCGGGATTCAGCTCTCCCTCCTGGCGTACATGGCCGAGGTCGAGCACGCGTTGATCCTGGAGCGCACGATGGGTGGCCGGATCAAGAAGATCTCCGGGGGAGGGTGGGCCAGCGGCACCCCGCCGTACGGATACATGCTCGACGACGAGGGTGAGCCCGTCGTCAACCCGGCCGAGCTCGAACAGATCAAGCTGTTCGCCGAGCTGGCCCTCGACAAGAAGCTGGCCCGACGCGAGGCCGCCAAGAAGATGAACGAGGCCGGCCACCGGACCCGCACGGGCAAACTCTGGGAGGGCAACAACCTGATCCTCCGTATGCGCCTGGCCGTCCGCGGATACGTCGACTTCTCCTTCTCCGGCATGAACGAGGACGGCGAGGAGGTCACCACCTCCTACCGGCTGGAGCTGCCCCCGCTCTTCGAGGACGAGGCCCGCCGCAAGGCGCTGGAAGCCGCCCTGGAGGGCATGAAGGGCACCCCCCGGACCGGATACAGCAGTCACCTGCTCTCCGGGCACCTGATGAGCGAGTGCGGGCACTCCCGGTACGGTGCGGCCCGCGCCGACCAGGGTGACGTCGTCTACCGGTGCTCGAACCAGGCCACCATCGCCGAGGGCCACACCTGCAAGCAGATACCCGCCAAGGACACCGAGAAGTACGTCTGGGACGAGGTCGCCAAGCTCCTGTCCGACCCCGACGAGATCATGGGGCTCGTCGACGAGTGGCTGGGCTCCGTTCCCGACCGCGCGGAGTCCTACCGGGCCCGCCTGCAAGAGATCGACGCCGAGCTGAACAAACTCCAGGCCACCAAGCGCAAGAAGATCGCGCTCCTGGTCGCTGCCCTCGACGAGGACGACGAGGAGGACCAGAAGCTGGTCGACGACCTGAAGGAGGGGATCGCTTCCAAGATGAAGGAGCTCCGTCAGGAGCAGGAGCGCATCGCGGAGTGGCTGGAGGAGGCCGAGCAGAAGGAGGAGAAGGCGCAGGGCATGCGCTCGGTCATCGACCGGATCGGCGAGAACGTCCAGGATCTCGGCACCATGGAGAAGAAGCGGATCTTGGAACTGCTTCGGGTCCGGGTCGACATCGTCGGCGAGAGCAAGTCCGGCCGGGCGGGTGGCAGCAAGGACCCGATGCTGGAGTGGCACCGGGAGAACAAGATCAGCATCCCGCTCGGGGTCTCCGACGAGCAGTGGGGCCGAGTCGAAGGCATCCTGGCAGGAGGACGGAAGCCGAAGGCGGAGGACCGGGCCTGCTTCGAGATGCTGCTGGAGAAGCTGCGCCACGACAAGGGATGGCACGACTACGACCGTGACGAGCGCATGGGCGGGAAGGGCTGGGGATTCTTCTACCGGCTCGGTCGCCGATGGTTCATGGAGGGCATGTACGCCGCAGCGCTGGAGGAGCTGGCCCCGTACGAGGGGGCCGCAACACCTGTTGACTACACTCTGCCTCCCATGAAAATTTACGGTGTGATCGACGATTCCCCGGAGGATGTAGTGAAAACTGAAGTACGCGAGCGAACTCCCTCCACCAAGGGAATTCGCGGAACCGCTTCAGGTTTCGAGTTCGAGATCGGCGCCGCGAAGAGCGCCTGACCTGGACAAACACAAGGGCCCCCGCCATACGGCAGGGGCCCTTCGTCATGCCTGGAGATCCACATCCAGGACGGGGGTGACAGGTCGATCAGGAGGATTCATCGCCCACCCTCGCGAGTGGCCGGCGCACGTCTGCGAGTACGCATCCACGACCGGCTCGCCACATGCGTGGCCGTAGGTCGAGGTGATCGTGCCGTCCGGGTGGGTGGTGTGCCTCCAGGCTGAGCGTCGGCAGAGCAAAGCAATCCAATTCGGTGAGTGTCAGGTGATTACGAATTGAACGGCACATCCCGGTCAAACATTCCCCGCCCCAGGAAAGGGGGAGGCCCCCGCCTCCTACTTGGAGGACGAGGGCCAGTGGACCTGTCGGATTGTCTTGGAGTGGCACGAGCACGAGCATCGGTGTCGGTCGTAGACCTGGCCGTGCACGAGGCAGTCGACGTTCCCGTCGCAGACCCAGCAGAGGTTCAGCTCGCAAGCTGGTGCTCGATCTCCAGTCGGCTTCGCCATGGCTTCAGTCCCTCCTTCACCATGCAGGTGGAGCAGGCCACCTGCACGAACGGCGGCCCCGACATCCGCTCGACGGCGACGACGATCACGACGCTCACCACCGGCAGCCAGCAGTAGTTGCATGTGCCTTCCATGTCTGAAGCGTAGTCGACCGTAGTCGGGCATGGCGACCCATTGCGAACCATTCCCCGGTCGCCTGGCATGGTCGACTCTCGTAGCGTCCGGTCCATGGAACTCGACCGGAGGCGTGCGGCCTGGCCGCAGATCGCACAGGAGATTCGTCGGCGCATCGAGAGCGGGCAGTACCCGGCCGGCTCAGCCGTGCCCTCCACCGTCGCCCTCTCCGCGGAGTTCGACGTCTCCACCTCCACCATGCGCCGCGCGCTCGTACGCCTGATCGAAGAGGGAACCCTCTGGGCGGAGCCGGGCATGGGTACCTACGTCCGAGACGACGAAAAGCCCCCCACCCAGTAGCGGGCAGGGGGCTCTCGTCTTGGGTCAGCGAACCGGGCAGGCTCCGGTCGCGCAGTCCTCATCGGTGCTGTCCTCGACGGACGTCACCGCGTAGGTGTTGAACTCTTCCTCGGTGATCCGCTCGTACGGGGCCTGGGCCCGAGTGCCGTCCGGCATCAGGGTCGTGCCCTTCAGATCGGGCAGCCACGCCTTGATGATCTCGGCCGCCTCGTCCGTGGAGTACTGCCCCTCGGGGAAGTTCACCGTGTACGAGACCGCGTTGTCCGCGTACTCCGCCTGGTACATGGCCTGGAAGGCGAGCATGTCCCACAGCTTGATCTCGTCCGCGGACTCCACGATCTTCGGGTCGTAGCCCAGCTCCTCGACCTCGGCGACCAGCTTCTCCTTGGTCGGGAACGCGACGACCATCGTGTTGCCGCTCTGGTCGTACACGCACTTCTCGACGAGGTAGCCCTGGTTCATGTAGCTCTGCACCGTCGCGGCCTGCGCCGGGTCGGGCATCGAGAACCGGACGCGACGCATGAAGTGCCTCGCGTAGATCGGGTGGATACCCTCGCTCACTCCGGGGAGCTTCGCGATCGAGCCGGTCGGGGCCACGGTCGTCACCTTCACGGGCTCGGGCACCCGGAGAGCGAAGGCGTACTCGCGGGCCTCCTCGCGGACCGTGTCGTACAGGTCGTTGAGCAGGTTGCGGAACGCGTAGGAGTTCGGCGCCTTGGAGTAGGCGACGCCCTGCTTGGCGAGGTAGCCCTGCACCCCGAGGTGGCCGACTCCGATGCGCCGCTCGGAGTGCATGACCTCGCGCTGCTGATCGTCGGTCATGTCGCCGTACGTCGCCCGGATCAGGAAGCGCGTCATCAGCTCGTGTGCCCGCACCAGGCCCTTGCGGTCGACTCGGCCGCCCCGTTCCTTCGGCGCGAAGTGGTCGAGGTTGACGTGGCCGAGTACGCACGCACCGGTCGGAGGGAGCGCGATCTCTCCGCACGGGTTGGTCGCGACGACCTCGTTGACCTCGCCCTCGTTGGAGTGCGTCGAGTTCCAGTACCCCGGCTCCCCGTTCAGGAGCATCCCCTCGACCACCTTGCGGTGGACGCGGACGGCCTCCGGGTCGCCGGCCTCCAGCGCGGAGACGAAGGCCGCGGTGATCTCGACGCTCACGTTCGTCGTCCAGTGCTTCGAGCCGTCCGCCTTGCACGCCAGGAAGGCGTCGATGAACGGGTCGTCCCACGCGCAGATCGCCATACGCGCGCTTCGCCGGACACCGCCCGACACCACGCACTCCGCCACGCAGTGGTCGATCTCCATGGCCTCGGTGGGCGTCAGGTGGGCGACGTCCCCGATGGCCGAGCGAGACAGGATGGCGCCGATCTCCTGGAGCATCCGAGCGAAGGGGCCGGGGCCACTCGCCGTGCCGCCGAACGTCTTCAGTCGCGAGCCCTTGCAGCGCACTCGGCTCACGTCGTAGACGCGGGCCTTGTGCTTCACCTCGCCGTCGGTCATGAACGTGTCGATCAGGTCGACGAGGGCGTCAGCCCATCCCTCGCGGCTGTCCTCGACCTCGAAGGCGCCGGCCCAGTCGGAGTCGTACTCCGTCGAGAGCAGGCCCGCGGCCTTCATCTCCTCGTAGTCCTGGTGCATCGGGTCGCACACCACGTGGACGTCGAGCTCGCGGCGCGGTGCGCCGTACGGGGCGAGGTACTTCGAGCTGTAGTTCCCGCCGACCCCGCCGCCTTCCATCAGGCGCATGAACGTGAACTCGAAGTGCCGGCTCAGCTCGTCGCCCCACGGAGCGACGTGGCAGTTGAACAGGTACTGCCGACCCTTCACGCCCGTCGCCCACAGGTGGCGTCCTGCGGGGATGATGGCGAACTGGTCCATGTAGGAGACCAGCTCCTCGTATTCGGCCCGCACGTCGCCGCTCCAGGCCGTCTCATCGGTGCCGTGGACGAGGGCGAGGTTGCCGCGCGCTACGCGGCGGACCGTGTCCGGCCAGGTCTCCTTCGAGCCATCGGCCAGCGTGCGGGAGTAGGTGCGCTCATACACGAGCTGGCCCGTGGGCCCGTACGGAACCTGGTTGTCGGTCGTCACTGCTGAAGTCCTCCTGAAGTAGTGGGTCTCTCACTGCCTGAAGGGGGCGGCCCTGGTAGGCCACCCCCTGCGTCACTTGCACACCTGGTCCGTTTACATCGGCCGACCAGTGAGCTCGCCGAGCACCACGATCAGGCGCTTCAGCGTTCCCGCGCTGTACGCGGCCAGGTCGGACAGCACCTTGATCTGTGCGGCCGTCTCCTCCGCGGTCGGCGCCGGGTTGACGAAGTACGCCAGGCTCAGGTCGATCCGGGCGTCGAGGTAGCCGATCGCCTCCTCGGCCTGCGAGCGCAGCCCATCGAGCGCCACGCGCTTGGCGAGGCCGGCCTGCTCCTCCTCGTTGAAGGGGCGGGAGTAGATCTGGCCGTCGTCCGGGTTGCGCCAGAAGTACAGCAGGCGGTCGTTGTCCCAGAACTCCTTGTTGAACTCGGTCATCCCTACGGGCGGGGCGATCGGCTCGGGGGTGGTCTCACTCACTGGGGTCTGCCTCCAACTGGTCGTATCCGTCGATGTACTTGTCGCCGTTCAGCCAGGCCGTCACCTTGCCGACCGCCCGCTCGGTCGCCCGCTGCGCTCCGGACTTCTGGACTCCGCGCAGGGAGCCGATCTCTTCGTAGGAGTAGTCGAGGCCGAAGCGCAGGACGAGGGACTGTCGCTCGACGAGGGTGAGCTCGGCCCGCTTCCATGCCTGCTTGATGTCGGCGATGTGGACGAAGAGCGGGCTGCCCTTCTTCGGGTCCTTGTAGCCGCGCGGCATGTCTGCGTCGGGGACCTGCTCGGCCTTGATGCCGTACGCCGCCTCGCTGTCCCATGCGGCTGGGAGGATGTGCTCGACGAGAGCTCGGTTGTAGCAGGTCATCCGGCGTCCCCGAACGCCTCGGCGTTCACCTCGAACGAGGTGTGCTTGGCGCGGCGGTTGGCCTCCGAGCGCACCTTGGTGGTGAGCTGCTGGACCAGGCGGTGATACAGGGCGCCGAGCCCCACGTTCGGGTCGGTGAAGCATGCCTGGAGGAGCGGGTGCGTGGCCACCAGGATCAAGCCCTCCTGGTAGGCGTCCTCCCCTTCGATCGTGCGCGTCCTGTCGTACTTGTTGCCGATGTGGCGAGCTGCACGCTCGACCACCCTCATCGCCTCGGGGTTGGCGGTGAAGTCCCAGTTCGGCTCCAGCGGTCCCTTGCCGTAGCTGGTCGTGTTGCCGAGCTCGTCGACCGTCTGGCCGATCTCTCGTAGATCCAGGGTCACTTGCTGACTACCTCCTTCACGGGCACGCGCCCGTCCTTGGTTACTGCGACGATCAGTCCGGGGGCTCCTCCCGAGCCTCTGCTGTGCCGGAACCACGTCGACTCGGACTCCATCGACGGCGCCTGGATGAAGGTCCGCGGTCCGTCTGCTTCGATCAGCTCGTGGTGCAGGTGGCCGGCGAGGAGGACGTCCGCCTGGTGCATGGCGGAGTCCTTGTTGAACGCCTGGCCCTTCCACCAGTCCCACTGCTTGCCCGGCCGGAACTGGTGGCCGTGGACGTGGGCGACGACGGTGCCCGAGCACTCGACGACGACGCTCAGCTCGTCCGTGTCGGGGACGAAGAACTCGACGTGGCCGAACCGGTCGGGGTTGAGGTCGGCTGCGTCCTTGACGGCGATCAGGGACTCGGTGTCGTGGCTGTCGTCGTAGCGGGTCACGCCCTTGCCGGAGAACCGGACGGCCTCGCCGTGGTTACCGGGGACGGCGACCATCGTGAGGCGGCTGCACTTCGGGGCGAAGAGCAGGAGCGCGTGGAGCATCACCCGGCGGGTGAGGCGGATCTGCTCGTTCAGGGTGAGCGGGGTCCGCCACACGTTGGCGCCGCCCTGCGAGACGAAGCCTTCGATGTGGTCGCCGGCCCACGCGATGTGGACGTGGGCGATGGAGAACCGGAGGCGGTACTCGTCGAGGAGGCGGGCCGCCTCGTTCAGGCACTCGACCGTGCGGCGGAGCGTTCCCTCCACTCCGTCGCCGTCGATCTTGCCGAACTGCATGTCGCCGAGGATGACGAGGAAGGTGTGCTCGCCGGCCTGCTCGTCGCGGGCGAGGACCGGGCTGGAGTCGATGGCTGCCAGCAGCTCGTCGAGGCCGAGGCCCGAGTCTGTCACAGTTGCACACTTGGTGCGGGCGAAGGAGAAGCGGGTGCTCACGCCCGTGTCCCCGCTGGCCATCGTCCACTCCGAGGAGCGGAAGCCGGTGACCGTCCACTCCGCAGGGTCCAGGCCCTGGTTACGGAGCACGTCGGTCGCGGCCGACTCGGTCTGCTCGAACGTCTCGGCCCGGACGGTGACGTCGGCCGCGTCGCCCTTGACCTCGATCTGCCGGGTGAAGTCCTTCTCGGGGTCCGTGGTCCTGGCTGCGACCGTGGGGCCGATCGGCTTGGCGAGGAGTCCGTCAAGCAGCTCGCTCACTGGAGCCTCCTTCCTGCCGAAGAGATCGGCGGTACGTGCGGATGGTGGTGGCGGACACCTCGTGCCCGTGGATGCGCAGGATGGACGAGAGCCAGTCGGCCGAGGTCTGGCCGATCAGGTGGGGTACGAGGGCTTCTCGCTCCTCCAGGGTCAGGGCCGACCAGATGTCGATCAGCGTCGGGCCCGGCGTGCCGGGCAGCTCGGGGTAGGTCACTTCACACCGACCTGGTCACGGCGAGCTCGACGAGCTCGACGTCTTCCGGCCAGTCCGTGTGCTCGGTCCCGAAGTAGGCGAAGTATCCAGGGGAGTCGGAGTCGTACTGGGTAAAGCGGGCCAGCACCACCTCGTGATCCCCGCGCGGAACAACGTAGGCAAGTCGGCCATGCTTCAGTTCGGCAGGCACTCAGCCGAGCACCCCCAGCTCCGAGGCCCAGAACATCTGGACCAGCTCGAAGGCTTCCTCCTTGGTGAAGCCCTCCTTGCGGAGGGACGCACGCAGGTCGCCCACGATCGAGGCGGCCCGCTGGGTGTGGGTGAAGTGGTCGATGACCAGGGGCTCGTCCTCGGCCTCGACGGGGAACTCTTCCTCGTTCACTTGCCGGCCTCGTCGATCTGCGCGATGCGGTCGAGGGCGACGGCGACGAGCTGGGTCAGCGAGTACCTGGACTCCGCCTCGTTCAGCGAGGACAGTGCCTCGAACGACAGCGACAGGAGCAGGGCGTCGAACGCCCCGTCCTTGGCGTACTGGCGCCCCCAGGCAGCCGCTCGACCGTCGTGCACCAGGGCCCGCGCCTCGGGTACCGGGGCGACGTCCCACTCGGTCACGTGCTTGGCTGCGGCCTTCACGTCGTTCAGGATGCGGGTCATCGGGTCGGGCTTGCGGGTCGCCTTCTTCGGCTGCGCGGTCACGGTCTCTGCCACTGTCAGTCCTCCTTCGTCTGGGCCAGGGAGAGCACGTGCTCCGCCCCGTGGGCCATGTAGGTGTCGGTTACGTCAGCCTTCAGTCGGACCGCCTTGGCGGAGCGGAGCTGACGGGTGATCTTGCCGGTGAGCTCGGCGCCCGCGTCGTCGGGATCGGCCCACGTCCATACGCGGTTGAAGCCGGCGAGCATCCTTCGGTGCCGGCCGAACCACATGTTCGCGCCGGGGATGGCGACAGCCGGAAGGCCCAGCTTGTTCAGGATGATCGCGTCGAGTTCGCCCTCGGTGACGTGGATCTCCTCGCCCGCCCGGTGGACGGCGCCCACGTTGAACATCCGGGGGATGTCGTCCTTGATCGTGTTGTACTTGCCGTGGAAGTAGTCGCGGTGGTTGTGCTCGCTCAGGCAGCGGAAGCGAACCGTGAGCGGCTGCCCGTCACGCCCGAGGTAGGGGATCGCGAGCATCCCCCGGTATTTCTCGTGGCCCGGTGCAGGGTCGGCGACGATGCCGAGCCGGAAGGCCAGCGCCTCGTCCCGCCCGATACCCCGCTTCATCAGGTAGGCAGCCGTCTCGGCCGTCAGGTGCGCCTGGTAGGTGGCCACGGCCTCCTCCAGCATCTCCTTCTGGGACGTTGAGAGCGGCGTGAGCGGTTCGTGCTCGGCCAAGCTGGTTCTCCTCCTTACTTCCTCTTCCAGGCCGGGACGTACCCGCTGCCTGGCTTCTGTCCGGGCTTCTTGCTTGCCGCCCGGTGGCCGCCTCCGTAGCGGCTGGTGTAGCTGTCCTGCTTGGCGACCGCGCCCTCTTCGAGGCCGTGCTCCTTGGCGTACGCCTTGGTCTCCTTGAAGCCGAGCTGCTTGTTGAGCTGTTCGG